TCCCCTGCTGCATCTCGCGGGACTCACATGGATCTCGCATTCCGTGAGATGTTCATGGGGAACAATAAACCTCTCTTGAACCTGAATCCCAAGGATGCTGATGCGGTCATGTGGGCAGTCGAGATGACCAAGACAATCGCTGGCGATTCTGAGGTGGTCACCGACGAGAATAGCCTTAAGGTTAAAACCCCGGGGATCGATCACGTTGGAACCGAGGATTGCCGCATCCCTGCCATACATACTAGCCTAGACCTAAAATCAGGAATCCTACGTTCGTATCTTGAGCAGCAATGTGCCTACGCCTACGGCAACATGGCAGCGAGCTATGATTTCGAGACAGGCGAATACGCCATCCGCGAATGGACTTGCCACTTGCTATTCTGCGACCAAGAACGGGTGGTCACTCACTCTTGGACAATTGAGGAGGCCAAGCAGGTTGTCGAGGGGGTGATCGCGGCGTACAATGACCCAGACAAAACCCCGTCCGCTTGCGATTATTGCAAGTGGTGTAAGAATTCCACCACTTGCGAACAAATTACTAACCCAGTTGCCACCACCCTAGCGGTTGTTCAAAGCGACCTACAGACCAACCTAGCGCAAATGCAGGAGCATCTCGCAGGTGATATTGAGCGACTCTCTACGTTTATAAAACAGAGTCAAATTTTCAACAACTACCTAGTCGATTGGGCAAAGGATCTTCTCAAGGAAAAGCTACAGGCAGGAGAGAAAGTCTATGGTTGGAAACTGCAACGCCAGAAAGGACGTGAGACATACCCTGCGGAGGTTATCGAACATATCGGAAACTGCACCGAAATGTCATTATCCGACAGCATTAAGCTATTCGGAGGTAGCATCACTGCTACAAAATTGCAGAAGTACTGCGAGTCAGCGGGATACGATCTAACTCAAATCCTGCCAGATGTTGGTGAGGAAATTGTGAAGCTAGTTGAGGACAAACCTAAAAAAATTAAATAGAAATAAAAATGTGGATATTACCCAAGAAATTAATACAGTCGAATGGTTCTTTGGATATGGTGGAAACCATATCGGACTTAAACGATGCCTCCCAAATTTGCGCCTCAAATCTGTTTGTGAGATCGAAGAGTTCGCAATCGAGAACATTCTTGCAAAAATGGAAAACGGACTCTTGGAGGCTGCTCCCATATGGTCGAATTGCAAAACCTTCCCAACAGAACCATTCGTTGATAGAGTCGATCTTTTTATCGCTTCCTATCCGTGCCAGCCATTCTCAAGCGCAGGAAAGCGACAAGGAGAAGATGACGAAAGACACCTCTGGCCGAGTGTTTATATGTGGATACGAGCAACTAGACCTCTTTGCGTATTCCTCGAAAACGTCGAAGGTCACGTCTCGTTGGGACTCTCCACAGTCATCAGCGATTTGGAAGAAGGAGGTTATTCGGTTGCGTGGGGAATATTCTCTGCGCGTGAATGCCTCGATGGAAACAATGAAACAGCAACACATCAGAGGAAGCGAGTTTTCATCATGGCCCACCTCAAGAACTACGGATTGGAAATCGACAATGGGAGCAAAATCCAATGCGAAACGAGTGGAAAATGGACTTTGCAACCTTGCGGAATACGTCCACACATTGCACGAGAACTGGAGTACACCTGTGACCAGCGATTGCCAGCAGCACTCGCAATCGAAGATAAACAGGATAAATGTAGGGGAGAAGAACATTGTTATCCAACTAAGGGAGATGGTACAACAATACTCTGGCCTAGCAGACCCGGACAACCTCAACACCGATGGGAACCACCTAGAATCGTGGGCAACGCCAAACACGATGGACTTCCTGCCAAGCAGGTCATACGAAGCGATGAAGAAACAAGCGACGAATGGGGGCAGGAAGAATCGCAGCAAGCCGGGCAACTTGAGGGAGCAGATAGACCCATTAATGTGCCAAGCATACAAGGACGCACAAGTAGAAGCGAATTGGCCAACTCCAACAGCAGTGAACAGAGTGAGGAACGAGGAGACGATGGAGAAATGCCTAAAGTTTCGTCAGAGCAATGGTCAGACCAGTGTGCCTCTTTATTTAGAGGAGAAGGTTATACAGACAATGCAGGGACAATCAATAAAACAATGGCCCACACCAACCACCGACGAGAAGATGGAACTGCCAGAGAAATGGGATCAGAGAAATGCCCGAATGAAGACAAAAAACCCAAACCTTGGGACTTTACACAAACAACTTGGAACGAAAGTTCTGGAGGAGGAAGTTATGCCTATCAGTGCAATGAAGCTCAACCAGAGGTGGGTAGAGACATTAATGGGACTTCCATTGGGGTGGACTTGCCCAGTATGTCCAGCATCAGTGATTCAGAACTGGTCGAAATTCTTGACTGGATGGTTAAAGGTGAATCACGAGTAGATGAGTTAAGGTTACTTGGCAATGGAGTCTTTCCAAGTACCTCAGAGAAGGCATTTAGAACATTATTTAAAGAATTAATAGAAAGATAAAATATGAGCGATCTTAATTTTGATAAACTAACAGGCAATGGATGGATTCAATTCAAGGATTTCCTTGGTCAATCTGATATTGCATTTTACAAAACCTTCGCTGGGCATGAGGAATGCCGTTGCAACGAGGGGAAGAAGAAACAGGTTGAGGTTTACGTCTACGATCACCGAAAGTATAGCGCAGCATCTGGAGTTGGATATGAGGTTAAATGCACGGGTGAGTTGCCAGATGGTACATGGATTGAACTAAAGGCGCATGGGTTGAAACAAGACCATGTTGACCCCAAGGCGCAGGAATTATTGTCCATCTGGGACTGGTCAGTAAAAAACAATTTGACGAGATCCAAAATCTAGATAGTTTTCGTTAGTCTCTTGTGAGACTCGATGTTTAAGACCATCGATAAAAACCAATGAATTTACCCTTCCTACTGCCGTTGTCGCTCGATAGACGGAGTCTTACTTTAGGAAGGGTTTTCTTTATAAAAATATGATAGTATCTGCAGACTTTCCAGATCACTGGAAAACAAGAATGTTAGTTGATTTACTCAACGATGAGTCCGCGCCCGTATATCTCATCAGGATATGGGGTCATTGCCAAAACAGGAAAACCAGTGTGTTCACAAACCTTCCAACAGCAGGGTTAAAAGCATTGTGCCGATACAATGGTGACGCTGAAAAGTTTGAATCAGCATTTGTGACTGCTGGTTTCATACGCAGAGAAGGTGATAATGTTATAATTCACCAGTGGGATGAGTATAACTCCTCTCTGATAGCTAATTGGGAGAATGGAAAGAAGGGTGGAAGGAAACCCAAAGCTAACCCAAGTGAAACCCATGGGTTACCCATGGCTAACCCAATCGAAACCCATGGCGAACCTATGGGCAGCCCAACGCGAACCGATAAGATAAGAGAAGAGAAGATAAGAGTAGAATTGATAAAACCAGATTCTGTTCCAGAGCAAGTCTGGAACGATTTTATCAAACTTCGCAAAGCAAAGAAAGCACCATTAACTCAAACAGCACTAAACGGAATCCAACGTGAAGCAGACGAGGCAGGTTGGACGCTGGAGGATGCGATAACCGAATGCGTCTCCCGTGGATGGCAAGGGTTCAAAGCAGAATGGGTCTACAAAGCACAAGAGACTTACCAGAGGGCCTGCTGATATGAAAAATACACCAATCGCAATCACCGCAGAAAAAGCGGCACTATCGCTAATAGCAATCGACCCAGAGGTTCTTCCGCACCTCGCATGGTCAGAAGATCTATTTGCGTTATCGCAACATAAACTCATCTTCACCGCACTGGAGCGAGTCTACCAGCGGACTGGATCCACAAACGCACTAGGGGCATTGAGTGATCTGGAGACAACTGGCAAACTTAATGCTTGTGGAGGGAAGGATGGAGTTATGGATGTACTCCAGACAATCTTCTTATCGCCCGGTGCTATGTGCGTTGAAACCGCAGCAGACTATCGAGCGCAACTCATCAAAGCAAAAGGGTATCGTGATGCAATCAAGACTTGGGAGGATGCACATGATGACGTTTGCGCTATGAAAGCAGACCTTTCTAGCCTCGCTGAGTCCTTTGCCAATGCAATCGTGCCAGAGAGCCAATGCAAGGACGTTAAAGCCCATCTGAGCGACTTTTTGGATGATCTGGAGGACAAGACCCCACTAGAAAACTTCCCCACGGGAATTCCCAAGCTGGACAAACTGCTAGGTGGAGGTGCAAGACGTGGTGAGATGCTAGTGGTAGGAGCGCAGACCTCTGGAGGCAAATCCATCCTGCTTTATCAGGCAGCACTTCAGGCACTGCTCAACAACAAATCGGTGACAATCTTTTCGCTTGAGATGCCAGCAAAGGCTATTCTGCAACGCATAGCTTCCAATCTGCTTGGGAAAACAATACTGCCGCTGCGCGAGATGGAGGGTGTAACAGAGTGGAGAGGGGTTGCATCAGCAAAGGATATCTCAAGCGCAATCACGCAACTCATGGGAATGAACCTCACGATCCGAGATGATCTTTCCGAGGTTGGAGAAATCGTTGCAGAGGCATCGAGACTAGCATCACTCGGCAAGGCAGACCTGATCGTCGTTGACTACCTTCAAATCGTGACCATGCCAACAGCAGATAACCGAGAACAGGCAGTCAGCGAACTATCGCGCAGACTCAAACTAACTGCACTCAAAACAAAATCTGTGGTGATGACTGCATCACAACTCAACGACGAAGGCGCAGTACGCGAAACCCGCGCAATCGGTCACCACACTGATTTTTTAGTCATCATCTCGCACCCTGACGAAAAGAAAAAAGAAGCATCATCCTTCAGGAAGAAAACAGAAACCCAATCAACTTCGCGTGTACGCATCGACAAGAATCGCCGGGGTCAACGTGACGTGTTTGTGCCTGTAAAAATGCGCGGAGACATCTCAAGATTTGAACAAATAGATGAACACTAATCACCACTTCGACGAGGCTTGCTTTCTGCTCGACACTGCAACAGCAATCTGGCAGACCCGCACCAAATCTAGGTTTGCGGACGCTCAGGAAAAATACGAAAAGGCAAAAGAAATCTACGATAATTATTTTGCACACATAGACGAAAATTCTGTTGACGATTTTGAATTTTAACCCTAGATGTAGTGCCGTAAGCTAAATAAATACACAACATCAAATGAAACCACTACCAGACTTCGACCCGCAGGACGATGAAGAATCTCCACGGGGCAACCGAAAACACCAAGACCCAGAGCAATACTTTGCTGACAGGGCTGAGAGAATTAAATCTGAGGCACAAAATTTCCATGACGAGTGGAGTCGCAGGAATCCCAATCAGGTTTACGGAGGCAACACGTTCAACTACTAAATGAAACCTCTCAACACAATCACAGTCGAGGCAGACAAGCAGCGCAATTCCAGTGGCACACGGGACTGGGGAACATTCCGCATCACATCGAAGTCCTATCTATCCAAAGAAATCATTGAGTCCCTTTGCGGATCTCACGATATGTTTGGTCAATCGTTCACCTTCAATGAAACGAAGGACGAAAATGGATATGTCTACGAGGGAAGCTACGATTGCTGGAGCGACTAACCATAACATTACACTTTCTGCAACCTAATGCAGACTTGGTAAGCGGCAACCATTAAAAGCCGCATAAAAGTAAATAAAATATGATAACACTAAGTATCGACGTAACAAAACTAGACAAGACACGCTTCAAGGCAATCACCCGTAAAAATGGTGATAAGGCACTATTCTGCGATCTCATCCTAATTGAATCCCAATCTGATTATGGTGACTACATGGTTAAACAAAGCGTAACCAAGGAAGATCGTGAGAATGGCGTACAGCTTCCAATTCTTGGGAACGCAAAGAATGTACAGGTTGGAGATAAAAAGCCCGTAAAAGCCAATTCTGCTCCAGCACGGGCCAAGGATTCGGATGGAGATGACATTCCGTTTTAACTAACACTTTCCTCGCTAATCTATTTAGGTCAGTCCCGTAGATAGCAGGGGACAACGGGGGCAGCGCATCCGAAAAAACGCTGACCAATTTATGAATGATACACCAGAAACAAAATCTGCATTTGACTTTTTTATTCAAAATGTACATGCAAATGAAATTTACTTTCCGTTTATAAATCTTGCCCGAAAACTAGAACGAGAACGAGACGAGGCTAAAAGGGAGCTAAAGCTCACATTAGAGCAGTGGGAGTTGTGTTTAGAACAAATATCCAAACTAACAAACGCTAATTAATTTTAAGGGAATGTAGCGGCAACCATGTGTGCTGGTTATCATTTGACCCTGTGAGGCAACTACATAAAACCTCACACCCCATTTTATAAATATATGACCGAAATTATAACAGACTTGGACGCAAAACAACTAGCAGACAGGCTAACCGCACTAGAGTTGCACTCAACCAGTGAGTTGGCTAGGCTGGAGCAAGAACGTGACGAGGCTTTATCACAGATTGCTCAAGCGGAGAAAAGAGCGGAGAGATACTGTCAAGAACGTGATGAGGCGAGGGAGTTGGCGCAGCAAATGTCAGAAAGCAATCAAGTGCTGCAAGCCGAGGTTAGAGACTACCGCAAAAAGGAAAGATAAAACTCATGAGCGAACCGCACTACGCCTCCGAGGTTGAACGTCTGAAGGAATGCGACAAGGACTATCGCTCCATTGCCGCACAATTGTCCGTATTCTGCTCCGCTGCCATCTTTGCACTAAGAGCAGCCAACAAGGATCTGGAGGACGCACAGGTCAAATGTGACATCGTTCCTGACCCGTTCGCTGAACAGGCAATCGATGATATGTTCAAGAACTACCTAGAGGCATTACGGGACTACCCTGAGCTAATGGCAATCGCACTTAAATTCATTCAGCAATCACGATGATCATCGACTTAACCGCTGAAGACTTTATGGTAGCTGCAACGAAGGGGGCAGTTCGCCAGTTGGTTGCCATTAAGAACAAGCGCATGGGACACGATCATGGTGGTAAGTCCTACCGCAAGATGACGCAACGATTAGCAGACAGCATTCTAGGTGAGCTAGGGGAGATTGCTGTAAGTAAGTTCACTGGGCTAACGCAGATGTCCACTCTTAAAATAACCAAAGCAGCAGACATAGGCGCATCCATCGAGGTTCGCACAACTGAACACGCAAACGGGCATCTTGTCCTGTACGATTCCTCCAACAACGATTACATCTTCGTGTTCGTTACAATCAGTGGACTCAAGGCAACACTGCGGGGATGGATCAATCCTGAGCATGGCAAGAAACCAGAGTACTTCGTAGAAGGAGATCCAGACTGCTACTTCGTCCCGCAATCAGCACTCAACCCAATCGAAACACTACCAATCAAATGAACAACTAATTATGACAAAAGAATCAATTGAAAAACTATCAATCTCATTAAAAAGAAAGTGGTCTTCTGGAACAAGAAAACCAAACCCAAAAGAATCAATACAGAGAGC